TTTTCCACGTACATGACAGTTCTAGTTTTTGCAACGCTCTTGATTCCGAGTTCAAGTCCTCCGATTCCTGTACAGATTGAGACGGTACGTAAATCAGCATTCAATTTTACCTCCTTATTCTAAGTCTTCTTTAAAGTCATTAACCCACGATATCTGTGGTGAAATTGTAAAGTTATGATCTTCAAGACCCATAAGATAACCTCTTCCATTACCTTCCGGATCTTGTTGTACTGCAACCTCTATGATTGTGGGTTGTTTTGGCTTCATGTTCTTTCTGCTTTTCTTAAAGACAAGTATAGGCCAAGGGTCTTCATCAAACACTCCATCCCAATTGGGAAGCTTCTGCCACCTTACACCAACAAGCTTATACCCTATCAGTTGTGAGTACTGAGAGTTCCAGTACTCTGTCTCTCTGTACTCATTCATTGATATTTCAAATGGTTTAGTTGTTCTCTTGTCTGTTATTTTCATCAATCACATTCCTCGTGTGTGTCTACGTAATGATGTGGTTCTACACGTAGGTCTACCGTACCCCCAACTAAGGTTGCACCTGTGTATAACTCCGGCAGTTCTTCTGCTATCTTATCTAACACCATAGTATTTCTACGTTTAGCTTTGGATTTCTGTCCATTTTTTATATCAGTTCTTACAGTGATTGCTACTGTGTGATATTGAGTTGATTCCATTATTGATCCCATTACTATTCCTTTAGTATGTACGCTTCAGCGTACTTATTTGTATGGATATCCTGTGTCTTTAAAGAACTGGTCGTTCTTTGCTCTTATCTCTGTCATGTACCACTCCACTTGTTTCTCGTCATCAAGTGGTGGTGTGTTCATACTCTCCCATATAGTCCAATCAGCGGCAACGAAATAGGTTCCGTTGTCTGAGTCATCCATTCTTGATGCTCTTCCTACACCCATAGATAGAGTAGTTCCTATTGTGTTGCCTATCATTTGGCAAAGCCTGGCAATGCCGTAGTCATCATACCTAAAGCCATACTCTTTAGCCATACGTATGAATGCTTCTACCCAATGCCTATTGCCATTCCAGTGTAGGTATATACCTATGTCTTCAGTGACATCATGCACTACATCAGTATCATTAAATGTTATTATTGCTCTGTCTCCCATAGTTATTCACCATCCTATAGCTTTATAAGCTTTATTCTTTTTGTCTATCTGCTTCTGTTGTGCTGGGCTGAACTCTATTTTTTCCCATCCATCCTTTGTCTTTATCATATCTATATCATCTATATAGATACTGCCTATCTCTGTAAAGAACCCATGCACTTCTGCTAAACGAACCATGCCTTTCTTGTTGTCCATTATCTTGGCATACCATCCGTTGTGTTGTATTACTTCAGTACCTTTCTTCATTTCGTTTGCTAACATAGCTACCTCTCTTTAGTTTATTTGTGTACGCTTTAGCGTACGTCATCTTTCCATCTATTTAAAACTCTGCGATTATGTTTAGCGACTAATACATTTTTCTTTAATAAGTCAGTCGCACAATCTTCACAGAACCAGTCCAGTCTACTACCAAATTCACCGTGCATCAATTGATTGTAGTCGTAGTACATATCTGGGATGGGTGCAGTAATCTCGCACCTATCACATGTTTCATACTCACCTTTAAACATGGTTACCCCTTCTTTATAAATTTTCCTAGTGGATTGTTGTAGTAGAAGCCTAGTCTCTCTGCCAATGCAGTCATCTCTGGCTTCATACAAAAATCTTTAGGACAACAGTATTCATTGCAGTCCATCTCGTGACCACCACATACACATTCTTCTCCCCATCCCCTTCTTAAATTGTTTATTATTTCAAGGTCATTCAATTACTTTTCTCCTGTCATCATGTCATCCAAGCAGTCACATTCCCACGGCTTGCATGCTATATTACTTTCTTGCAGTGTACCTCTCCATCCATATGGGTCTTCATCTCTGTGTTCCCAATGGAATTTTAGCTTTGGAAACTCTTTCTTCAGCCGTCTCCATATACCTATAGGTGGTGACCATGCAGTATTAAAGTTGAAGTAGCATCCTTTGTCATGTATGTCTGCATGCAGTTCATCAGCATGCCACTTTGTACCCCAGTTATCGTCATTGATACGCCAGTAGTACCAGTCTATAGCACCATATTTTTCTACCATTTTGTAGTCTTCATCAGTCCAGTCCTTCTTAGGTTTAAAGTTACTGGTTCTATCCATCAGTTCCTTCGGAGTGGGTGCTATCTTTTCAAAGCTGAAGTCATAGTCATCTGCTTCTTCGTCAGTTCCCTGTATATATTCTACGAATCTTTTTAATTCTTTCTTTGATCCGTCCACGTATACTTCGTTCGTAACCCAGTTTGGCATTTTCTTCCTCCCTTTCTTTATTAATGTAGTATTTTAATGAACCACGTAGGTTCTTGTTGTCTCTTCTAACAGTACTTAGTTCTATTTGTCTAGCTTTGTGTGCGGCTATTGCCTCTTCCATTCCTGCTATAATTGTGTGGCATTTTTGTATGCATAAGCGTACATTCTTTGACCTTGCCATTCTATTCCCATGTATATCATCTAGGTATGAGTGATACATGGAATGGTTTGACTCTATATCTACTATAGTTTTGTCGTATTCATGTAGTACTTCAGTCAAACTCTGTATTGTGTTCTGCATCTTTCTCATCTTATCGTTTATATGTCTAGCCATAACTAAACCACCTTCTTATATATTTTCTTCTCGCCATGTACACTTGGGACATTCCATTGATAGTTCAAGCCCTCTCGCATATGCCTGCATCATGTCATACAGTTCCCTCTTTGAAAGAGTGGTGTAAGGGAATACATTTACTGAACCCTTGGCACGACATAATTTATATTTACCAGAGCCAGAACTTTCTAGAGTATGCTCTACTCCTGTCAGTCTGTTAATATAATTCAGGTTACCTTCTAGCATTTCCTTTGTAGTTCTCATTACTTACCTCCCTTAATTTAGAATCTAGGTATTAAATTTCCTTTGCCATCTGTCTTCCAATCGAGCATTTCTTCTAGTTCTTCATAAGAATCATCGTGTCTCTCGCACGGATGTCCGTCAGGCTGGTTGTGTCTACCAAACTTGCACTCGTTATGTGTCTTGTTACAACACAGGCATACACTATATTTACCTAACTCATTTAAAACTAAAACACTCATGTCTCACCTCCCTTAATTTCTTCACAAGTAACCACCCATTTATATATACTTCCATCTGCTGTATGTATTAACCAAGTATGCTCATGCCTGTCAGTATTTGAACATGTAGCCATGAACAGCTTTCTAGAATCTCTCATTGATTTGCTCCAACGCAGACGCAGATAGTAGAGAATATCTTGTACGCTCAAGCGTACTTTCATCTATAGTATCAACACTCTGCTTGTGTCCACACCCACCTTCTTCTGGACACATGACCCACATTTTGCCGCGAGTCCATCGAATCCAATTGTTATGGAAGTCTCGGTCACACTTCTCACACTTATGTGAATTAGCCAAGTCGTTCACCTCTCAATTGTTCAGTTCGCATTGGTCTAGGCATTGCGTCCATACCTTCCCAATAATCCCAACTGTTCGTAGGCTCTTGCACATCTTCCAATAAAACATCAAACACCAACGCAAGCGCTGGAGTCATAAGGTTAGGTCTTTTATAAAACCTATTCTCTCTCTTGCTCTTCTTGTTTCTAGACATCATGTTTCCTTGTTTATGTACGCTCAATCGTACTTAATTAATTAATAGTAATAAGAACGTACGCTCAAGCGTACATTCTTGTACGCTTAAGCAGACATTCCCGCACTACTACACACTATTACGACACACTACTCCGACACATTGACTTATTTAATGCGTGTAGTCTTTCAGTCGAGAGTCTCGCTTACTTACCACGCTATTTGCAGTCACACACACACCATATAATGGCGTGAATCTTTTATGGTTTTTCTTGTTTGGTTTCACTTCACGAATAGTTACAACACTTTGCACCTCCAGAATTTATTAAGACAAACGTGTGCCAAATCTGTTCATCTTACTAGTGCATCAACCAATGAACTAGTGTACGCTTGAGCGTACGTTATTTGAGTTCGCCCTCGTCTAGGTCATTGTATGTACCACCACAAACTAACTCTACATTTGCTGCTTGCATCTTTTCTATGTAAGCATCAATTGTAGTTTCTTCTACAACATTTCCACCAAGTTTCAACGAGAACTCTAACTTCTCGCAAGACTGATTCCCATGCTTGACGCATTTGAATACTTTCTTGGTGTCTATGTGTACGCTTGTGCGTTCAATCGGATTGAATAATCCATCAAGGCTTGTCTTCATGGATTCTGCCAATCGCGTGAACTTCTCGCCATTCTTGGATTTCGTAGCTACAAATGTTTTTCTATCTTTTGCAACTTCGAAACCTAAACTTCTGAAGATAGTTAATCCTTCTTTTGTCCATTTACCATCTTCGTTCCTAACTTTGTCCTTGATTCCAAGTAATTTCTTTCTGTTTTCAATCAAGTTTGCCATGATACTTCCAACTTTGTCGATAGCATCTGTTTGTTTGTGATTGTCATTCAATGAAATCTTGGAAACCACAAGCTTAACATCAGAATCTTTTATCGATTTTCTGATTGTCTCGATTTTCTCAAGCTGTGTAGGTGTCAAGGTTTCGTTTCTGTAGTTGTCATTGAGTTCAACTTCTCTGTTTGACACTTTAAGTATTGAGTAGTCGGCTTGTGTTGATGAGTGATTGCCAAAGTCTACACATGCAACAACATCTACAACTTTAAAGAATTTAAACAAAAACATGTCTATTTTCTCTATATCATTGTAAACACCATTCCAAAAATCTTTTATGTTTATGTACCAATTTGTTAACAATTTATACCTCGTGTTTTTAGTTTATTTTGAGTTCAACTGTGAAAGTGATGTACGCTTGAGCGTACAGTCACTTGGAAGTGTAAATGTTCATGGTTGATACACTAGTAAGGCGAACAGTATGGTTATCTCTAGGTTTTTCTACTCTAGGCGTATATAAATTGTATTAACTTGTTACGGCTTGCGTAATTCCTCTGAGCGTCTACAAAACGCGTTGCTAGTATAAGTTTTAAATTCTCTTGTCATCTTAAATTTGTCATCCCTCATCATATCGTTTTTAAGCCATACTCTAGTTTTAGTATGTGCATTAACAATTGATGAGCTTTCGTTTTTATATCCGTCGTAACCAACCTTATAACCCATTAGGTTTGAAATTGTTATTACTCGTTGCAACGTCATGTTATTTTCATGAATACGTGCATGAGTGAATAATTTATTTCTCAATCCCTTAGATTGGTTAGCTACGAGTAAGATATTTTCACGAGTAGTCTTATCTATCTTGCTCATGTTAGCTACTCCCTTGCGTACGCTCAATCGTACCAAGCTATTTAGTTGTTGGATTCGGTGGGCTTGACGCTCATGTTTCCGAATCGCTTGAAACCATAGTACATGGCTATTATGGATGTTGTCAAGTATTTTGTTAAATTTTACATGGTTTGTATACAAAAAAAGTTTTCAAACACATCATCACATTTTCAAAAAAATCGAGCCGACTACTAGCACCGCGCAGGCGTGCCGGTGCGTCCAGGTGCATGCGCGGAAGTGGATACGCAAGCGTAGGCGTAGGCGTCTGTGTGCGTGTCTGCAAGCGTGTCTGCGTTTGCGTGTTTGCGTCTTTTGGATTGCGTCTTTCGCACATTACGCACCCACGTTCACACGTGTACATGCGTGGTTACGTGAGTGATTGGTTGTGTGATTGTATGCTTGGTTGATGATGGATGGTTGGTGATGGATAGTTGATTGTATGTTTGTGTGTGTGTTGGGTGATGTATGTGTGGTTATGATTGTATGCGTGTGTGTGGTGTTATGTTTGGTGGATGATGGGTGATGTGGTGTTGGTGATGATGTGGGGGGGGATATATGTGGATCTGTGGTGTTGGTGGTTGTAGGTGTGCTGGTAATGGTGGTTGTAGGTGTAAGTGGTAATTTGGCGATATATGTGTGTGAGGTGTGGGGGGTATGGCTTAGCTGAATTGGGTTGATGAGTTGGATATCCTTGACAGAAATTTTATTATAAAAGGAACGGGGTTGCATTACAGCATTGTAAATAATTTACAGGCACTGTAAAACAACCCCTAAGATGTTCCCCCCAGGTCTTATATACTATCTTATACATCTGATATTTACAATTACAATTTACTTAATGTAAATTGGTAATTGTAAATAATGTACTATGTACTTCTTACGCACGCGTGCGTGTGACACTCGCACGTACACCTTTTATTATTACAGTCTTTGTGACCTTCATATATGCAAATTAATGTTTTAGCCATATTCCCTCTTACCGGGGAGTACTTTCTAGGCGAGATAAAAGTTTGGGAGACGAGCGAGGAAATGGAGCAACCTGTACCGCTCGTTGTTGTGGCTCCCCGGTTCAGGGGATTATAGCATAACCGGGGGAATGAAGGAAGTCGGCTCTGTGCGTTAAACACGAAGGAGGAGATCCGACTTAGGGATACCCCCGGTAGTTTGAGTTTACAGTTGCGATTTATTAATGTCTAGGTTATTATTTTTAATTATGGAAAAGAACACGACTATCACAGAGAGGAAAGAAGCCTTTCTGAAAGTCTATCCTACTGCAGGTACTATATCTGCCGCGGCTAAAGCTATAGGAGTTCACAGAACCAGACCTACACAATGGTTAAAAGACGATCCTATATTTGCTAAAAAATTTGAAGATGCACGGCAGGGATTTGTAGAAACGCTGGAAGATATAGCATTAGGATTGGTTAAAGAGATGTCAGATAAGAGAGATTACAAAGCTAATCCTACTTTACTTATATTTATGCTTAACGGTAATGCACCTGAGAAATATAAGGGTATATCTGATGCTTCAGACGGAGCTAAGGATTTACTTGCTGAATTTAGAAAAGCTGCCTCGACTTTAGAAAAAGAATCTAAAGAAGAAAAGGCAGAAAGGAATACCAGAGCAAAAAAGACCGTACTCGAATATGAAGAAGAGAAAAAAGCTTTAACTGAAAAATTCGGGAGTCTGAAGAATGGCAACCCAAACAGCAGTTGACGTAGGCGAATATATATATAAAGTGATAGGGTTTGAGCCCACAGAGGCACAACTTCCTATTTTAGAGAGTAAAAAAAGATTTATTCTTGTAGCAGGTGGTGAACAGGCAGGCAAATCTATGATAGCAAGTAAATACCTGTTATCCAGATTTGCAGAAACTCCTGAAGCCGGACTGTACTGGTTAGTTGCCGCAGACTATGAGCGTACACGGGCAGAGTTCGAGTACCTTGTAGAGGACTTTGCAAAGCTAGGCGTACTCAAGGAGGCCAGTAAGAGGGTGGATCCAGGCAGGATTGTACTCGCAGACGGTACTAGAATAGAGACGAAATCAGCTAAAGACCCCAGAACTCTGGCTATGCGTGCCCCGAACGGGATCATCGGGTGCGAGGCGAGTCAGCTTGACCTCGAAACTTTCTTTAGATTACGTGGTAGGGTTGCTCCTAAACGTGGATGGCTGTTTTTAGCAGGAACTTTCGAGGGCAGTCTGGGGTGGTATCCACAAATGCATATATCATGGTCTGTTCCTACTGAAGATGAGCAGAGTTTCTCTCTGCCGAGCTATACTAATCAGCATCTATACCCCGGTGGCAGAGAAGATCCGGAGATATTAAAACTGGAGAGAGAAGCCTCAGATGATTTCTTTATGGAAAGAATAGAAGGTATACCGTCTCCACCTAAAGGACTGGTATTTCCTGAGTTCAGGCCCAATATACATGTGGGAGATATACAATATGAAGAAGGACTACCCGTACAGCTATGGATGGATCCAGGTTATGCCGGTGCTTACGCTGTAGAAGTCATACAGATGGTGGGAGATAGAGTCATGGTCATAGATGAAGTCTATGAACGTGGTCTTATCACAGAAGAAATGATAGATATATGTAAATCCCGCCCGTGGTGGAAGGATGTTAAGGAAGGAGTCATAGACGTTGCAGGTTATCAGCACCAGGCGATGGCTGCACCCGCAGAGATATGGATGAAGGAAACAGGATTGTACCTTTCTTCAGAAAAAGTTAAAATAAATGACGGAACCGAGCGTTTAAAATCATTTTTAAAGCCGGATCCTCTGTCGAGAGAGCCAAAAATACTTATAAACAGCAAATGTTTAGGACTTTTAAGTGAATTTGGTGCAGTTCCTTCTCCTTTTGACGGGCAAACCAGAAGTTACAGGTGGAAAATGGACAGAGAAGGCAATATTGTAGGAGAAACTCCTGAAGATAAACATAATCACGGTATAAAAGCACTGATTTATGGACTTGTCGAAAGATATGGCTACGGTTATATTGAGGGCAGGGACAGAATCAAAGTCAAAAGGTGGAGATGATGGCCAAAAGAAAACCAACAGAGATAATAAACCTTGTCGATGACCATCACGATGCAACTTATCCGATGCGAGATAGGATGGACGAGGATCATAGACTATATAGACTGGATCCCTACGATGCAGGTGACGGTTATCAGTCCTATACCAGTAACGAACCACAGGTGTACGCAGATAAGATAATAAGTTTCCTGACAAGTTCAGAACTTATAATAAGAATCCCCGCAAACGGTAATGACCGTGAGCAAAGAGATATAAATAACGATAAAGAAAGATTTCTTATAGGAGCATTAAAGGCTGCAGATGATAATCTATGCATGCGTATGGTTCCCAGTGTAAGAGATCAGCTTGCATGGTATACCACGATAAGAGGATGGTATGCAGGCAGAGTTCTTCTTACAAAAGATGATGACAATAATACTTCTATAGATATAACCCCATGGGATCCTATCAATACCTATTGGGGAGAATCAGCTACAGGATTAACATGGGCCTGCTATAGGATTAAAAAGACATCTAAAGAGATAAAAGAACAATACGGTGTGAAGCTGGATATCACTACATACGGCATAGATGAAGGCGTATATGTATACGATTTCTATGACAGAGAAGACAATATAGTCGTAATGGATGATAGAGTTCTAAAGAAAAAAACTAAGCACGGACATAACGGAGTACCTATATTCATAGGTATGGTAGGTGCTACTCCTCTTATTCAATCTGATGTTATAGGCAGTGAATCTGTTTCAGATATAGGAGAAAGTATATTTAAAG